AGCCATCTTATGTAATTTAATAGCATCAATTTGCAGAGTATTATTGATATCTTTGTCAATATCCATTAAATGTTGGAGAGAAAGATAATATCAAATTTAACTTTATTTGGAACATTAACAAAATATATAATTAAATAAAAGAGATTAATATACTATAATGCCGTCCTTTAAACCAAAAGCCAATAAAAAAATATTGGTATCAAAAAAATCCAATGTCACCGTTGATAGTAAACATCAGGAAAAGATGACAGAGTTTAAAAAAAATGAGAATACAATAATACCTAAATTAAAGGAGGAACGAAAAAAATATAAGACCAAATTAAAAACAAAAAATCTATCGATCGATGAAACATTAGAATTAAAAGATAAAATTAGACAGCATACAAAACAAATTAACAAATATGAAAAGGAGCGTAAAAATTATTTACTGGATAATTCTAAATATGTATTTGATTATTATGAAAAAAAAAAGGAATTGGCAGACGGAAATGATAGTAAAACAAAGGTGTTGTTTTCATTTTTTAATAAAAATAATGAAACAAAATCTAAAAAACAAGAAGTAAATAATACTCAAAAATATCTTAATAATATCGATGAATCTTTTTTGGATATAAACGATTATATCCATTTACATGAAGTATGTGATAAATGTAGTGGTGAATTAATCCCGGTAGAATCAGAAGGTGTAATGATTTGTAAAGCTTGTTCCCATCAAATTAATTTTATCATAGAACATGAAAAACCATCATATAAAGAACCACCTAAAGAAGTATGTTTTTACGCTTATAAGCGTATAAATCATTTTCGTGAAATATTGGCTCAATTTCAAGCAAAAGAGACTACGCAAATTCCTGATGAGGTACTTGAAAATATTACATTGCAAATAAAGAAAGAGAGGATAACATTGGCGCAAATGAGTAATAAAAAAGCGAAGGATATTTTAAAAAAGTTAGGATACAATAAATATTATGAACATATTCCTTTTATTAAAGATAAATTAGGTATAAAACCTCCTATTATGAAACCTCGATTAGAAGAAACACTATGCTGTCTTTTTATGGATATACAAAAGCCTTATGCTAAACATTGCCCTGATGACCGAGTTAATTTTTTAAATTATTATTATGTGCTATATAAAATGTGCGAACTGCTAGGCGAGAACCAATTCTTATCTTTTTTTCCAATGCTAAAAGATCCTGTAAAACGCATTGAGCAAGATGATATTTGGAAAAAAATTTGTAAAGAATTGCAATGGGAATTTATCCCAACAATATAATTCTTATTATACAGTAAAAATTATATGATTATATAAATATTAACTAGTTACTTAAACACGAGGGAAACCAACAAGATTTGCGCCCATACCGAATCCAGCTCCCGATCGTGCGGAACCAGCCATACTTGGTACATAAGTATCTAAGATACTGAATGTTGCAGCAGCAGTCAAAGCAATAAGCATGACCTCATCCAAGTTCATTTGGCGTTTTGGGATTGCGTAGGCAGCGATGGCTACCATAATACCTTCAACAACGTATTTAACGATGCGTCTGACGAGTTCGCCAATGTCTAATAATTGTCCTAATTGTCCGAGCATTTTATATAATCCATCAAGAAAAAAAAATATATATAATAATAATAAAAACTTAAAATAAGATAACTAAAAATAAAATATAATGACAGATAAAAATAGCTATGAGAACCAATTTTCGTCCAAAGGAGTCAATAATCCTAAATATGTTGATTTATTAGAGGAAGATAAGCCAATTGCGGGACAGAAATTTTGTTGTGTGAGTTTTGTGTCACCAGAAAAAATTCTAAAAAAGAAAGAATTATTTTACTTTCAAGAATTCCTAAAACATTGGGATTTTACTAAATCAACAGAAAAATTCACACAGTTTCTAAACTTTCTTGCTTTTAAATATAATATGGATTTCGATAAAGTTATGGTCGATTTTCAAGAATATACTAAATCAGAATCGGATAAACTTGCACAAACCACCCTTGATGATGATTACAAAAATTTCCTTGATGCTAAAGAAGAAACTTTAGAACAAGATTTTAATGCTACATTCAATTTTCAAACTAGTACACGGGGAATTAAAATACGAGGAGCATATCCTACACAACAGGAAGCAGAGTTAAGATGCAGAATGCTCAGAGAGGTAGATCCAAACCATGATGTTTATGTAGGACCAATGGGTTTGTGGATGCCTTGGAATCCCGAAGCATATAAAACAGGTCGCGTGGAATACTTGGAAGACGAGTTAAATCAATTAATGAGTGAGAAAAATTTGAATGAGAAACAAGCCAAAGTTGCATTTGAAAAACGCGTTAGAGAATCGAAACGCGCTGCTATTGCAGAAAATGTTAAAATTGCAAAGGAAAGTGGTAATAAATTAACACAAAATATCGATAGTGATGGTAATTTAGTTGGGGTTGCTAATATGAATACTACTGAATCTGGATTAAACGGAGAAGTATCTTCAGCGGATATTAGAAAAGAGCTTTTTGAAGGTGCTAACATTAGAACACGCCAATCCGATAAAGAGCAAGAAGCCGCACAAGAAGCTGCGCAAGATAAAGTAGATATGGAAATCACAGAAAAGGAAGATTAAATAATTTTATAAAATTGATTTATAAAATTATATTTTTATTATAATAAAGATGAATAAACCAAAACTTAATTTCACGGCTAAATTACCACCAATGACAATAGTACAACCAATTGATAATAAAATTACTGAAAATACTCTACAGAGTTCTAATAAAGATATTACACAAGAAGCAAAGAAGAAAATTCCCAAGAGATGTCAATTAAAAGGGTGTAAGAGAAAATTGCCAATTACTGCATTTGATTGTAAATGTGAAAAGAGATTTTGCAATTTACATACATATGCGGAAAACCACAATTGTACCTTTGACTATAAAAGTTTTTACAGACAAAATTTGGTAGATAGAGCCGGGTTAGGAGGTGGTCAGATAGATAAAGTGGGGGATAGGGTATAATTACCAACGACTTTTCTTGACGTTTATACGTGGACCTTTTCTTTGTGTTTTTGGATCAAACACTTCCTCGTCATCGTCAGATCCAATATCTTTCGACATTTCCCAAAATTCCTTAGAACCGAGTTTAAATTCTCGGTGCGCATCAGCTTTATACCAAAATATTTGGTCATCTAATTTGTTAGATTTTGCATTATTAGCTATTACTAAACATTCATAATTTTCTGTACATTGATCCATTACTTGACAAAAGCTCTCAAATGTTGGAAACATACCTGCATAATTTTCATATATACGTTTCCTATTGTTGATATAAGGTTCGCGAAGAATAAAAGTATAATCTATATTTGTTCTCAAATTTGGCGGAACTCCTAAAGGGTATTGCATTGTAATAACTAACATTATTTTCCAATGACGACCATTCATGAACAGAAGACGCATCAATTTATCTCGGGCCCAGCTATTATCATATAAACAATCATCTAGAATAACAAATGCTCTTCCATCTATATTGCACCTTCCATATGCAGCAACTTCTTTATTAATTTGTTTGATAACCATTTTTTGCCGTTTTAAAATATTCTCAATTATAGCAGTATTATATTCATCGTGAATAAATAATTTGGGGACCATTTTAGCATAAAAACCATTCCCTGCTTCTGTGCCCGAAATAACAGTTCCTATTGGGATATCTTGATGATGATATAATAAATCCTTTACTAAAAAAGATTTTCCTGTATCACGCCGTCCTATTAAAACGATAACTGGTCCCTGAGTTTCACTCGATTTAAATTTGATATTTTTCATATCGAACTTTTTTAATTCCAAATTCATATTATTTTTCATTTATATTAAAATTAATATGAATTTACGCAATAAATAAGTTTAAAGCTTATATAAATTTTATCAATAAACACTAATGTTTGATTTATATTATAAAAAAAATGATAATACTGTTCTTTTTAGTTCTATAAACGATATAGGAATTTATAATGTGCAAAATTATATTCCACTTTACAAACAATTTTTTTCTCTTAAAGAATCTAATTACAAGAATCTTAACTTGAATCACAAATATCATATCACAAATGTGTCAAAGACGGATAAACGCAATAAATTTAATTGTATCGTGAGTGCCAATGGAAAAAACGAGAATAAATTATGTTTTTTTAAATTCTCTCCATTATTGGATCCTGTAAAATATATGGTAGGAAAATATAAAGATTTAGGGGAAATAGAACGCATCGCATTGCCGGAACTAACTGAAAGTATTTGTCATAAGAAAGTGCTTGACCCAAATAATTCTGCATATGCAGATAGTTTCTTTTCTTATTTAACAAGCCAATTATATCATAATTGTTATTTCCCCCATGGTTTAGATTTCTTTGGATCATTTCTTGGAATTCAGAAAAAATTTGTTTATAATGTCGCAGATGATATAGATTATTTACATAATTCAACATATTTTCATAAAAATCAAGAAGATAAATTCAAAATTGAGAATATTGATCTAGGAATGTTAGTAGATTTTGATACAAGAAATTATAAGAAAAAACTAAATATTGGTAAAAATGTTAGCAACAAAAGTATTGATTCTGTTAACAATGAAGATTTTAAAGAAGTGTTTCATTTATCTGATATTTCTAGCACTAGTAATCTAACACAACCAGACCTAGTTTTTGAATTTGATTTACCTCGCAACCAATCAAGAAAAACCGATTCGACTTGTTCTTCGCGATCATCAAATACGCATTCCCAATGCTCAGATAATGAAGATATCCTTTCTTCCAACGATGACAGTGGCGAAGAAGAATCCTCCACCATATCTAGTCTTGATTCGGATATAGAAGTCAATAGTGTATTGTTTGATTTTCCAACACAAGTAATATGTTTAGAGTGTTTAGATGGAACTCTGGACTCGTTATTAAATGAAGAAACTGAGATGGGTGCCGATGAATGGAGAGCCTGTTTATTCCAAATTATCATGATGTTAATTATATACCAAAAAGTTTTTCATTTCACTCATAATGATTTGCATACAAATAATATTATGTTTAAAAAAACAGAAAAGCAATTTTTATATTATCGATACAATCAAAAATATTATAAAGTTCCGACATTTGGAAAAATCTTCAAGATCATTGATTTTGGACGCGCTATCTATAAATATAAAGGTCGTTTTATCTGCAGTGATAGTTACCATTCAAAAGGTGACGCAGCTACCCAATACAACTGTGAACCATATTTTAATCCGAAAAAACCAAGATTAGAACCTAATATGAGTTTTGATCTATGTAGATTAGCGTGTTCATTATTTGATTATTTTGTAGAGGACCCAAATGATATTGATCCAATGGATCATTTGGCAAAATTAATGGTAGAATGGACACAAGATGACAAAGGTCGTAATATATTATATAAGAAAAATGGCGACGAAAGGTACCCGGATTTCAAGTTATACAAAATGATTGCGAGAACAGTCCATAAACATACGCCTCAAGCACAACTGACAGGTCCGTTTTTTAATAGATATATTGTTCCCCGTAAAAAAGTAAGTAAAAAAACCAAATTTGTAGATGTAGATAAAATGCCCGATTTGAGTGAAACTGATAATACAGTCGTCGCTGCCCATTGTTAAAAATTGAATTTAAAGATTTATATGAATTACTGTTCATATAAATCATGCCTCTTCGGAACGGAAAAGAATATCTTCCAGATTATTTATGTAGAAAATGTACTCGATTTTATGGTGTCAAACAATATAATTATAACTGTAGTTATTGTGTAAATGGAAAGAAAGGATTTCCTACGCAGCAAGCATTTACGGAAAAATGCAATCAATGGGCTATTGAAAATTCTTTTAAAAATACGGATGTGTGGTTTCGAGTTTTAAAGCGAGCTTCAAAGTTGAAAAAAGATGAAATATTATACTCATTTATTAAGCAAATCAAAGAAAAACAAAAAGATTCGCAGAAAAAATATATATTAGCTGACGATGCCCTATTATTGTATGAAGATAACCCTACTTTACTAAGAAGTCATATGTTGGGACATATAGTTAGTGATTGGTGGAATATTGTTAGCAGGGATAATAAGTGGCCTCCTCACGCCGCTTGTTACTATGGAAATTTTAATGAACCCCCTGAAGTAGGTAAGAATATACCTCCTAGAATGCCACACAGATTAATGTTGAAGAACCTACCCCGTACTTAATATATATTAATGAAAAATTAATATATAAAATTATTTTTTATTGGTTCTGCGACGTTTGCGCTTATATTTTCTTTTTCTGTGAGTTTTTCGGTGTTTTCTTTTCTCTCGGCGTTTTCTTTTCTCTCGTGTTTTTCGGCGTTTCTTTTTGCCTCCTAAGTTTGGTGTCCGACGTGTTCTACCAGGTGCGGCCTGCGATACACCCAAAGGACTTTTACCTTTTAGAGAGCGTAAAAGTAATTCTTGATATTTTCTTTGACTTTCTATTCTTTCCTTTTGTTGTTGCTGCTCTGAACCAAGCACATCTAGTTTTTCTTCACTATAACGCGGTGCGATTGTTTTCACTATACGTTTTTTAAATATTTTTGCTGGATCTATAACTTCTACTTTTGCTATTAAAGGCTGTTTGAACAATTTTACGGAAAGCTCTTCGTGCAATGGACCAAGTGTTTGAGTTTTTTTTGCTCTCTGTTCTGCCTCTTTTCTTGCCATAATCGCATATCGCGCTAAACTATCTCGCGGTGTGCGTGCTTTGATTTGTGGAAGTGAAGACATATATATATATATTACCGATTTTAAAAATCAGGCGGAGTAGTAAAAACGGTAGGCGCGCCAAGGGTGGCTTTTAATGGTTCTAATTGTTGTATAATGAAATCACCTCCTAATACACTTAAATATACCATGACCGCCTCACGTAATAAAATTTTGAGCGGTTTATTTTCTTTAAGAATAAATCTCATTTCTAAAAACCGCATTAGTAAATATAATCCAGCAATTATTAAAGCGCCCACAAATGTATATGTATTCATTAATATAAGTCAAAAGAATCATATTAATATTTTACCGCATTATAAAGTTTCAATTCCTGTTAAAACAGGTGGTTTTTTTAACGACAGGGAATTATCTAAA